TAAACTTCAGCACGCTCTTCGTTATCACCACAAGTCAAAAGCAAGGCAACCGCGGCAGCCAGCTCGGATTTGCCTTGCTTTTTTGGTATCTCGATGTAGGCAGTATTAAACTGCCGATAGCCATTCGGCTTCAGTGTGCCGAACACATCCCGGATGATTTGCTCTTGCCAATCGATAAGCTCGAAAGGCTTTCTTGCCCAGGTGCCTTTTGTGTGGCACAGGCATTCGATGAAGCTGACCGCATAATCAGCAGATGCCTTATCGTAGTAGGAGCCTTTCGCCATAAACCGGGTTGGCTTGTACTTTTTCAGTTTTCTGATATGCGATCACCTCCTACAAAGGGTATAAAAAATAGCCGCCACCAAATTGGTGCGACTTGCCGTATGCGAGGAACAGCCCCTACCGGGGTTGTCCTCTCTGTTTTGTTTTGAAGTTAGGCGCGGATCATATGCAGGGCATCAACCTTGCTCCATTCATCGCTACCCCAATTCTTGTAAGGAGCGTTGACTTGGCAAGTGCCGTTCATCTTAAAGCCGGCCTTTTCAAATGCAACCAGGATGCGAATCAAGCCGGAGAAGTTGCAGCTGATGGTGAACTCGGTGATGCCGTTCTGGCTGAAGGCCTCTGCGATTGCCGGGATGTCCTCATCCCAAATGACCTCGTTGAAGTCGATGAGGTCGTTGCCGCACCGGCAACTGTTTCGGTAAGCCCAGTAGGCGGTAGGGTTGATTCCCTCTGCCTTAAGGTCCTTGACCTGGTTGGTGATGGCGTTTTCAAAAGTCTCGATTCTTTTCATTGTGTTTCCCTCCGTTGTTCTTTGGTAGTACACATTATTGCTCTGAATCCGGTATATAGCAAGTTATATCTGCGGCATAAAGTACACAATGTAGCTTTAAGAAATTTGGTCAAATAGTGTATTTTATTTGGATATTTCTGCGCCTCCGGTGGCGGCTGTTGCAAGCTGTACGCCAAGGCGAAACCCAACCTTGAAACGATCCAACTGGGTAAGCATCTCAATGTCAGCACGGCAGACCTTGTAGCGAACAAGCAGTTCCATGAGTTCAGGAGGCGCTTGCTTTTGGATCTCTGTCCAGATGCCACTTAGTTCGTGATTCAGTTCCCGGAAGGACTCTATATCCTCAACTGTGTCATCAAACGGACTGACCTGACCATAGAATAGTCGTGCCAAAATATCCTCAGTCACTCGGCATCCACCTTTCTACAGATATCTTCGCCATAGACCACACCTAGGCTTGAACCGCAGTCCCATTCCACATGGATTGTGCCGATGGAATCAACTGCACGGACCGTTCCCCGGCATCCGGGGACTAACTTGCGATTATAGGGATCTTCCATGTGAACCAACTCCACACGGGTGCCGGCAGGGTATCTCTCCCGGAGGCTCTGCAATGCCTCTTCCGAAATCATTCGCATTCCTCTTCCTCCTTTCCCTTCGCTCCGGTTCTAAAGGCCGTGTTGCCACTGAGGTTGCGAAGCAGAATCTTCCGGGTAGTTTTGTACTGGTCGCCAATAAAGCCGAGCCGAAGCAGGAAGCACCGGAATGCGTACTTCTCATTGTCGGTAGACTGCTCCTTGGCCTTCTTGTTAACACGCTTCTGGTTGTTTGCCATCTCGCACAAAGCGGTGACAAATTCCATATAGGCGTGTAGCTCTTCCGGTTGGCAGCCTACCGGAAACCAGGGGAAGTCAAGCCGGTTATCGATTAGGTTAACTGGTAAGGCATCCACGCCCAAGGCCTTCTTGATCAGATCCCCCTTGGCGTCGATCAAGGAGAATAGGTTTTCCAGACCGCTTTCGGTTACCTTGCTCATGGGGATTTGAATTGCTATCCCGGTAGGTCCTTCGGCGTCCTGCTCTTCCTGCTCTGCGGTGGAAGTGAAGTCTTCAATCTCGAAGCCTTCGTTGATAAGATGCTGCACCAGGCGGTCGATTGCCTCGTCCGTCAAAGCGTTGCCGATGTCGACCCCGGCATCCTTATCGATCACGATGCCGCCGACCTCGTAGTTGAAGGTGGGGGCTCCTGCGTACTTAACCGGGTGGCCGGTCCATTGGGAAATGACCAATGCCATTCTCTTGCGTTCTTTGCCCTGGGCGGTTGTTTTAATAGTCATATAGGTGACCTCCTTTAATTTGGGTAGTCACATATTCGCTCTACTTTTCCAATATAGCAAGTTGTTTCTGCAACAGATTATGTACAATATAAGGGACTGAATTTGTGCATGTTACACCTTGCCTCTTGACAAACAAAAGTAAGCTCGTTAGAATGAAAGCACCTATAAAGAGTGCGTGAGGGACAAGCCCTGTGACCGCCAGCAACCTACCGGAAGGCAAGGTGCTAATGCTTGACCGATAGGTTATATGCTTTCTAGTGCAAGCCTATCGTAACGATGGGGTTGCTTTTTTTGCGCTCTCTTTAAGGAATTTACTTAAAGGAGCGTATTTTTATGCGAACCATCAGAAATCTCATCAGCACAGAAAAGAAGGTCTATATTCTTTTGAAAGATCAGGCAACGCAGTATCGCTTTATGAGCGATGCCTTGCGAGAAGGTATTGGGTATGGCGATGGCGTCTCTGTTGCCGACCGCCCGGTGGAGGATATTATGGCTCTCCAACCCAACGGCACGATTTGCTTCTTGGGCTGGGCCGGCCATATGTGTTACCATGTAAGCAAAAACACCGCCTTCCGCATCGACTACGACAAATACACAACCGGTGCGGAGGACTATTTTATTCCGGACAATCTGTGAGATGGGCGTAATAGGCAATGCCTGCAAGCACAAAAAACACACAAGGCAAGGCTACGCCATTACCCCAAAGCTTATATTCTGCGGCATCGGAGTGGGGGCTTGCTATCCACTTTCGGATTTGCTTTTCAGTCTTTGGCTTGGTGTCGGGAGATACAATTTTACGATGCGTTTCCCAAACCTCTGTCCAGAAAGCAACCTCCTCGCCTGTGGGTTCGGCGGTCTCCAAATCAGAACACCACCAATCCGGGAAACCCTGCAACCTAGCACATTCTGTAGGTGTCAATCTACGAACCGCATAGGAAGCGTCAACCACACCATTATGGTAGCCAGGGCAAGTGCCGTTGACTAAGGTGTTGCCACAGTCCTCCAAAACATACTGCCCAACATCCCTAGCGGTAGAAGGATCAAAACCTACCGGAGTCGTGTTGATGATGGGAGGGTCTTTGTAATCCGTAGCCACTAGGGTGTTGGCAAGTTCCTTTTCTGCATTAGAAAAGAAAGAGGATTTACTGGACGAGAAGGTTGGCGCAGCAACTGCGTGGTGTTCGATGGTGTTGAGGGTATACATCACATCGGTTTCACTGTAGCCATCTCCTTTGTGAGAAGGACGACTTCCGTTTCCTTCGATAGCGATGGTTGCACCCTTCACGCAAACTGCCGGCTCTCCGCCGTGGGTGCAGGTAAGTGTGGGAGACATGTTCTCCGTTACATTACAGGCGGATTTACCGCCGCCCTGGTCTATGCAAACAACTGCCACACCACCCTGATTGCAAGTGGGGTTTCCACCATTGGCATCTAGGGTGCGTGTGGTCGTTGCTTCATAAAAACCGCTGTGAGGGTTATCCGATTTCATTGCATTGCTGTCATAAGAGCAGATGCCGAACACCTTAACCAAATCCATCACCATGGGAACATTGCCACCACCGGTTCCCATCCGGGAAGTCAATGTCTGCACTGTTCCATCCTCGGCAATATCAACACGGCTGTCAGCAGGGTGATTGTTGAGAGGAACTGCTGCCGGCTCCATAACCACCGGAGGGTGATGTGCCTCTGCACGGAGGGTGCAAGTTACATCGTGGGTAACATCCATACGGTTGCCGCCTTGGTCGTTGAGGACTACACCATTGCGACCAGTAGACATCCCACAGTTCACTCCGAGGGTAGCTGCCTTATCACCAATGGCACCGTTATAACCATCTAGGCCGAAGCCTGATGCCGTAGTGCCAGTCTCAACACTTCCGGTAGCTCTTTGCCACGCACGGAAGCTCTCCGCAGAATACCGAGACAAGCCCTCTGACTTAAATAATACATCTCCGGCACATTGACCTGTAAGATCGCCGATAAGGAAGATGCGTTTTCTGCGTTGGGGAACGCCCCAATATTGAGCGTCGAGTACTCGGTACGCAACGCTCCATCCGTCTCCCATATAGCAGTCTGCGGCAGGCCATCCGCCTTTTTCAGGCATAGGCACCGAGGGAGCCTCCGGTTCTGCGATGTGGATAATTGAGTCGAGGACCGCTTGGAAGTCGCATCCGGAGTTAGACGAGAATGCTCCGGGGACATTTTCCCAACAGATCCAACGGGGGTATTTGCCATTTGTGGCACACCTCATTTCTTTGATAATACGGACGGCTTGGTAAAACAAACTGGATTGTTTGCCATCAAGACCCTCCCGGCGCCCAGCCACAGAAAGGTTGGTGCAAGGAGAACCAAAGGTAATAATGTCCACCGGCTCAATCTTCCCGCCGTCCATTTGGGAGATGTCACCATAGTGTTTCATAAAAGGCAGTCGCTTGGTGGTTACCCGGATAGGAAACGGCTCGATTTCCGATGCCCACACAGGTGTGACACCGGAAAGCAAGCCGGCCAAAGGGAAACCTCCGGAGCCGTCAAACAAACTGCCGAGGGTAAGTTTATTCATTTCTCAAACCTCATATCGTAGAATTTACCGACTTCCGGGAATCGTTTCTCGAAGTCGGCTAGGTAACGATAGCAAGCACTGCTCTCACCGTTGGCTAGGGCAAACTCCCGGAGACTTTTCTTTTTGAAAAAACTGGGCTGATTGCACCACCGAGCAATGCTTACATAAACGCCACGGTACGGACTCTCCGTGTACCTAGCAAAACGCATCACATAAGGCAGGCAGCGATTTCGCATCAGGATATCGATGCGGTAAAGCAAATCGAAAATATCCTGTTTCCAGAAAGCTTCATCCCATTTGCCGTCCCGATCAAAGCCACAGAAGCAGTAAAATTTCATAACCGCATCGGTGTACTGCCGTGCCAGCTGTATCTTGCGTTCGATCAGCGGAGCCTCTGCCACATTGTCAAATGCGAAAATGTAATCGCCGTCATACTTACTAGCAAATAGCAACTCACAGCGATCCGGAGTCAGCAGCCTTTCATCCAAGCCTTGCTTGAACTGAAACGGTTTCCTAGTCGCTTGCAACTGAAGCAAAAGCTCCCGCCACTGTCCGTAGCCAAAGAAGTTATCATCCAGCAAGCAGATTTTGGGACGAGCCGGATTTTGGAATTCCGCAAGGGGGCTGTGTGGTACAACTCGATCATAGTTTTGGTTCACACAGAACGAGCATTTCCGAAAACAACCCCGGGTCAGAAAGCCAATGGAGTAGTCGGTGTAATAACTGTATTCGCTAGCTTTGCCACCCGCCACAAGCTGTTCTGTAATCCAACTATCGTATAGGTGATAGTCCGGAATATGGTGTTCTATCTCATCGGGAAGGGGTGGTGCTGTATCGTAAAAGAAACCGGTGCCACCATAACGCACCTTCGGAAACTTCAAACATTCCGCAGGCACGGGTGTGTCTGTAAACACCTTGGACAAGTAAACTCTGTCATACTGCTCCAACCCAGCATAGGACCGGAGCAATACAACAGAGTCGCCCTTTGCTTTGTGGTAGCCGGAGATTTTCATACACGCAAGGTTAGGAAAGCGGTGGCGTTTGCGACCAATGAGGTCTGCATCAATTACCGCTACCTTCATTTGCTACCTCCTCATACTGGTAGGTTAAGCCATCTCGCTGTACAGATACACCGACAGAGCTACCGGCCTGCTCAATGTACCGCTTCACGATGACATCACAGAACTTGGGGTCAAGCTCAATGGTGTAGCAACAACGGTCGGTCTGCTCACAAGCGATGAGCGTACTGCCGGAGCCCCCAAAGGGGTCTAACACTAGGCAGTTGGTGAGGCTGGAATTCATAATGGGATATGCCAGCAGAGGGATGGGCTTCATTGTGGGGTGGTCGCCGTTTTTCTTGGGCTTGTCAAACTCCCAAATGGTAGTTTCTTTTCTGCCGGTGTACCACTGATGCTTGCCGTTCTTTTTCCAGCCGTACAAGCAGGGTTCGTGCTGCCACTGGTAAGGACTACGCCCCAACACCAGAGACTGCTTTTTCCAAATACAGCACCCAGACAAATAAAAACCCGCATCGGCAAATGCCTTGCGGAAGTTCAGTCCCTCGGTATCAGCGTGGAAAACATAAATGGACGCATCGTCTGCCATCACGCCTTCTGTGTTTTGGAAGGCAGCAAGCAGGAAATCATAGAAGGCTGCGTCTGCCATATTGTCGTTTTGGATTTTTCCGGCAGAGCCTTCATAGTTGACATTGTAGGGAGGGTCGGTAATGACCAGGTTGACCTTCTTGCCAGCCATCAGCTGTTCAAAGGTCTCCTCCTTGGTGCTGTCGCCGCAGATGAGGCGGTGCCGGCCGAGCGTCCAGATGTCGCCAGCCTTGGTGATGGTGGGCTTCTCCAGTTCGGCGGTGACGTCAAATTCATCATCCTTCACGCCGTCCTTAACGGAGTCTTTGAAAAGGTCATCAATCTCCGCAGGGTCAAAGCCGGTAAGGGACACATCGAAGTCAACGCCCTGCAGATCCGTAATCAACAAAGCCAACTTGTCCTTATCCCATTCGCCGGAAATCTTGTTCAGGGCGATGTTCAAAGCCTTTTCTTTTTCCTCGGGAAGTTCCACCACAACACAGTCTACTTCGGTGTGACCTATATCCATCAGCACCTTGAGTCGCTGGTGTCCACCAACCACACGGCCAGTAGTTTTGTTCCAGATGACCGGCTCCACATAGCCAAACTGCTCGATGGAACGCCTCAGCTTCTCATATTCCAGGTCGCCGGGCTTGAGAGCCTTGCGGGGGTTGTAGTCTGCAGGCAGAAGGTCTGCTGTGCTTTTCTTTTCGATAATCATACGAGACCCCACGCAGCGAAGGCTTCAAAGCCACCCAAAGCTTGGATGTGCTGTCTCGCTGTTTCTACGATTTCAGAATAAGGGATACCGCCAACAGTCTCGTCGCCGATGGCACAACAGAACTCCACGGGCTTGCCGGTTTCCTGTGCCTTCCGCCAAGCGTAGATGTTTACGCTGACATCAGCCTTACTGAGATCCTTGCCGTGCAGACCGCCACCAGTAACGGAGTCTGCCATATCACTGCCTAGCTTCCGGTTGGTAGCTCCGGTGTCAACATCGGTGCCACCAGTCCAATCGCCTAGGGGGTTAACCTCTGCGTTGGGGAAGATGGATTTCAGCTCCTCACTCTTGGCGTTGCTCTGACAGATGATCAGGCGGTCGCCGTCCAGGATGTATTTCCCATCGGTGCGGTTGAAAGCATAAATTGCTCTGGCAATGCCGGTCAGCTTTTTCTGCTCCTCGGTCACAGGCATACCCTTAAAGATGCCGTTGTCGCCACAGCGGATAGCACCGGTTTGATTTCGGGACAGATGGGCGTCCTGGGGAACTTCCACATAATCCACTTCCAAGGGACCGGCGATCCGGTGGACAGCAGCAGTAACAGCATCGGCGGGCAACGCCACAGAAGTCTCTGCAATGATTTGGCACTTGCCGTGGCCGATTAGGACTTCCACAGCAATGCGGGGATTTTCCTCCTTGCCATATGACAAGTCAACTAACGCACCGGCAATCCGGTCCGCCAACTTATCCGGATGTGCCGGATTTACTTTTTCAAACATAAATGGTTACCTCCAAGTGTTTTAGTGTCCGCGCCGTGCTGTCAGCAGACGCTCCATAAGGTCATCGTGCGGGGTGGAACTATAATCGGCAGTGCAGTTTTCCTTAACTATCTGGAAGATTGCAAACCAGGTGGAATTGACCTGCTTCATATAGTCCCGACTCATAGATACATACGGGCTTGCGATTGCGTTGCCGGTGGTGGGGTGCTTTGCCAGAAAGCCAAATTCAGAAATTGCTTCCTCGCACTGTACCCATCGAGAAACTGACATCGCATATTGCTCCACAAGCTGTGGGTTGATAAGCCGGTCACAGCCTAATCCTTTCAGCCACTTGTAGGTTGCGATATACACTTCCTCGGCGCATAAGTCTTTGCCGTTTTTCTGCTTGGCTTTGAGGTATTCCTTCACAGGAGGGATATCCTCGCCGTCAAATTCCGCAGGGGGCGGCAAATTGAGTGCGGTAGCAGGCTTGCCCGCTGTAATTTTGTCTGCAAGCGGTTTCTTTTTAGGACCGGTTCCGGGTCGAGCGCCACCGCGATTTGTACCATCCTTGGCCACATTTACATCTCCTTTCCTCATTGAATTTTATTGGGGGTTAATACCCCGTTTGAATAGGGGAAAATGAACACGTGACCCCACGCCCGTTGCACAGAAAAAAGGTCCCGAAGATTTTTACTCCCCTACCGGGAAAGAAAGATGTGTCCAAGTCTTCAGGTTTACAATGTCACTGATGTGTCTCTGAGTAACAGGGTAGAGTTCTGCAATTTGTTTCTGTGTTAATCCATCCGCATATAACTTTTTTATTTGCATAATGTCCTTCTCGGTAAGCTTGGCTCTGATGTGCCGCTCACCGACACGCAAACACACCGCCGTGCCGTGCCGTATGGCATCCTGGGCGTTCTCTTTCTGTGTGCCCCAGCAGATGTTTTCTAGGCGGTTGTCTGTTGCCACACCATTCAGGTGCCGGCACACATAGTTCAGTGGTCTTGGGCCGGAGAACGCTTCAAGTATTAACTTGTGTACCGGTTCAACATGGGATTTGACCGGCGTTCCACCGTCACGCACATTGACCCGGTAATAGCCCTTGTGTAATCGCTTAGGAAGCTTCCTTAACAAGCCACAACGGTTTGAGTAAATCTCACCTTCAGCCGTGGCAAAGTAGCCCGGGTAGTTTGGGATTGGTGTCATCTACGCAACCCTCCCCAGCGATCGCCTCGCTCTGCGTGTAGCTTGGCGTGGCAAGACTTACACAAAGCAATTAAATTATCTCGTGCATGTGTACCACCTTCTGCTAGAGGGACTTTGTGGTGGATCTCCTCGGTCGGTACAAAATTTCCGTCTCGCTGGCACAGCTCACATACCGGGTGCTGCTGTACATAGCTGTCACGGATGCGTTTCCACACCCGTCCATAACGACGGCGTGTTTCCGGGTCTCTGTCGTAAGTCTCGTACCGCTTGGCTTCCACCTTTGTATGCTCCTCACAGAACCGCCCGTCAGTAAGCTTGGGGCAGCCGGGATAGGAACAGGGTCTCTTAGGTTTCCTTGGCATTCCTTTCCTCCTTCCTAACAAGCTGACGGAGTTTGTAGCGGAGGACATACCAAAGCTGTTCCATATAACCAACCTTTCTGTAGCCCACTCATCCCACCTCCATTTGGGCATAGAAAAAGCCCCACAGTTTCCTGTGAGGCTCATCCATATTTACTTGGCGATTATAATGATATCATAGGGACATAGTGAAAAACAATGAAATTTACTGCACACTTTTTCAAAAGGACATTAAAACGGGTACATCTTGACATTTAGCAGCATTTTGATATAATAGGCTCAAATATGTGCCAGTTTGTCCTCCGGTATCCTTCGGGCCCGGGGGCTTTTTGCGGACTATAACTGGTCGTTTATCAAAAACACGCTCCTGCTGATTGGCAATATTTTTTGAGAAGCGGCTTGACTTTTACATATAAGACCGTTATATTGTAGGCACGGAACAAAAATCGCCTTGCGGTTTTATTGGAACTGGTGCCTGTCTCCGGTTCCATTTTTGCTTAGAATTGGGGTATGCGTTTGCGGATGCATACTTGAGAGAGCTGGAGAAATTCGGCTCTCTTTTTGTTTATAGGCAAAATTAGGCACTCCCGGTTTGGGGAGTGCCTTTGCTCGTTATACCGGTACCTTTACTTTAGCCAATGCACAATCGTGTAGCTTGTAGATATTTCTTGTGCTGTACTGCATATCCACGGCAATTTGCTCCCAGGTTTTAAAGCATAAATACCGCAGTTCAAGAAGTGTTTGGCATTCTGGATCGACCACAGCCTTGATTACGGCAACCATATCGCGCTTCAAATCCACCAACCGGTCAATATCGGCATTTATCTCGTTTTCCAAATCCACAATCTTGCCGATAATATCCTGCATCTTAAACACATTGTGACTGCCGCCACCTGGCATATCACTCATTGTTGCGGTAGCTTTGGTGGTTAAATCACGCAGGGACATGACCTGTTCTAGCTTGCTGTTAATCCGCTGATCCAAGCGATAGGCTTGTCCTAAGTACTCTTTAGCCGTCATTGTCACACGCCTCCTTGGTAGTTTCCGCCACATCCTGAGTCAGCTTATCTGCTGCCTCTTTCCGCAGTCTGCGATTCTTGCGACGGATGGCTTTACGGCGCTGACTGCGTTCCTTACGCAGAATATTGCTCATTGCTGCTCCGGCTGTGGGATCAGAATAGCCTTCGCAGTTGCGATAAATTCCATAGCTCATTTTGCTTCCTCCAATTTTTCAATTTCGATGTATATGCCACACGGCTCATCCGACCATCTTTTCTCGATAATCTCACGAGCAACCTGGGCATCGTCATTCCAAAAGTGGCATTTGGTCATACAGTCCTTCAGCATCTTTTGGAGATTGTCTGTATCCGGGCGTGTAGAACGCCACTGCCCATTCTTATGACTTTTCCCCCTGGGGAACAGCCACATTACTCGCAAAGAAAGCGGACCCTCAAAGGGCTTCTGTGGCCTGTTCACGGAAAGGTATGCGGACAGTTTGTCCTTGGCAGCCTTCACTGCCGGGGGATCGTAAAATATGGGTTTACCTTTCACAACGCGCACCTGCTTCATCTGGGCGGTTGTGGTAGGTGGGTTAATTGCAATAAAGAAATTCATTTTTCTACACCTCAGAATTTTGCAGTTTTCTTTACTGAGATTGTTCCGTTGCGCTCCATCTAAGGGGAAGGGCGGGCATTTAGCCCTTCCCACTTAGGGAGTGTAACGACCGTCTATAGTATTTATGTATATAAATACAGCGTAGAAGAAAACCGAAATTTAGACCTATTTAGGGCTATCCTGCACCTTGTACACATGACCCTTTTCCAAGTAGAACTCGTCCTTCATTTTGCGAATCCGAGCATATACGGCCTTATCCCCAAGATTCAAATATTCCATCATATCTTGTACGGTTACTGCACCGTCCATATTCAAAACTTGGTAAGCTTGCCGGAATTCCTCGTTGGCATCTTCTGCGGTTTTCTTGTGAGAGTTTTGCAGTTGTCCTGCTTCCCATGTCCCTTGTGGCGGAAGTGCCGATAACTCGGCAGCATTGGCTACACGATGGATGGGATATTCAAACCAAAACTCTACAGGCTTGATATTGGGAAATTCTCGGAGGTTGGACTCCATTCTCCAGGCGGTTGCAAAACCGTCTCTCACATTGTTTTTGATATCATCTGTCAATGCCAGCTCAATCATATCTAGCTGGGCATCCGGATCTCGGGCAAACACGCCACTTCCGCTTGCACGGTCCATAGCTTTCTTATTGCCTTGAGATCCCTTTGAGTGATGGTGGCAATAAATAGTTGCACATCCGGTTTCGGTACAAATCTTGTCAAACTGGTTGCAGAACATAGCCATATCGGAAGCATTATTTTCATCGCCTGTGATGACCTTATAAATGGGGTCTACAATAATGGCATCAAAGTGCTGATCTCGCACACGGCGGATTAGTTTTGGGACCAATTTGTCTAACGGCACCGCATGACCACGCAAGTTCCAAATGACGATATTTCCCATATTGCGTTTTGGCAGTTTCTGTGCGTCATAGATTTTCATAAAACGCATAATGCAGGAAGCCGGGTCGATTTCCAGGTTCACATACAGAACTCTACCCTTCTTGCAGGGGAAGCCCAGCCACTTGGAGCCTTCTGCGATTGCGATGCTCAACTCCATAAGAGCGAAACTCTTACCGGCCTTGGATGGACCGGAAATCAGCATCTTATGTCCGCAGCGGAGAACGCCTTTAATCAGCTCGTCAGGTAAAACAGGGAGATTATCCTTGTAAGTATCCAAGGAAACCATATCCGGCAGTTCATCGGTAACACCCTCAGCGAAGTCGAGCCAGTCTACCCAGCTCTTTCTGCCGATATTGGTAGCCACCAAGTACTGCTTTTTTTCACCACGAGTAACACCAGGCATACGGGACAACCGAGAAGGATTCCGGTTCTGTCTGTCAACATCGACACCGTTCCTTGCTAAGAAGTCATACAAAAACTCCACGCGCTTGCGGTACTCGGTGTAGTCCTCCGCATCTACCTTCACAATAGCGTGTAGGCTTTTGCCACCGGAATGAACGAGGCAAGCAATCGGCAATTCCAGCTTCCGGTACAGTGCATCCTGGTCGGCAATCGACATGCTATCCGATTCGACTAGGCAATACTTGAAGCGGACAACGTTGTCATTACGAACACCTTCGCCGTCCACAGGATTGAAACGAATCCAGGCACCGACCCCCGGCTTCCAGTCACCAATGGTCGCACCCAAGTCATCCGGATGCTTTTTTAGTGAGGCAATCAGCTCACCAGCTGTCCGGGAATATACGCCCTTTGCCGGCACCCAGCGCATCTCCGTATCCTGCCACACATCATTTGTCACATAACCCACGAAGTCATCCTTCTCGTACAGAGTTTCCAGATAGGTGATCAGCTCCTGCGTAGGATTCCACTGTTCCGGAGCCGTGTACTGATTGAAGCTATCGCCATCGAAATAAATGATGTCGTTCCAATCCATAGCCGCCCCGGGACCAAGTGCCGTCCATCCACGGTCTTTTGCCATCTGCACGATGGTTGCTCCGGTAATGGGAGAGATGCTGCCATGGAAGGTATCCCACTTGCGTTCGCATTCGCCAGGGTGGTATCGTCTGTCACCACGGCTCCAATTTTCCCAAACCTGGCATTCAAAACCTTCTGCCTTCAATGCCATACCGACATTGATCCACTCTTGGTAACTCACTGCCGCTACATCGATTGCTTGTAGGGCAGATAAAATATTGCTCATAAAAATCCTCCAAATTAAGGTTTGTATTTATTGGGAATAAGCCCACGGGGTAACCGCCAACTGTTAGCGGCAAGCCGGGATATCATCTTGCCGGCCTCCTCAAACTTCCAAGTACCAACCTGTCTGAAGCCGTAACGCTCTAAACAGCGGATCTGCTTGGGTGTTGCCAGTCCCATTTTCTGTCGGCGCATCAGCCGGCCAATCAGCAGGCTTGCCTTGCCCATATTCTCAACGGAAGCGGAGTAAATGCCTCTCTGCTCCAAAAATGCCAGTTGCTTTTCAGAAGGCGGTGCCATTTCCCAAGCAAAGGTAGGAACATAGCCAACCAGGTCTTCCGCTGCGATAGAAACTGCATATTGGAGTGGATCTACCAGTCTCCGTGTCCGCAGACGCATTTCTTCCAGTTCACGGGCAAGGGTTTCTTCCCGTTCCTGGAGGACATTACGCTCGGCTTCATCTTCGGCATCTACAAGGTCAACACTGTCATCCGCATCCTTGATCTGCGCATCGATGCGTTTGGCAATATCCGCATCCTTGGAAATAAGACAAGAGGGGCGGCATAAATCGTGCCGTTCTGTCATCCACAGAAAGTCCAAAAGCAGAAGGTGATCCTTTCCGGGGTGTAGGCGCATTCCGCGCCCTACCATCTGTTGATATAAGCTCCGGACCTTTGTGGGACGAAGAACCACCACACAGTCTACACTTGGACAGTCCCAACCTTCCGTCAGAAGCATTGAGTTGCACAGCACATCGTATTTTCCGTTTTCAAAGTCAGCCAGGATCTGCGCCCGGTCTGTGCTGTTGCCGTTCACTTCTGCTGCTCGAAAGCCGTCATCCTCAAGGATGTCCCGGAACCGCTGTGAGATGTGTACCAATGGAAGGAACACCACGGTCTTTCGATCCTTGCAGTAGTGCGCCATTTCCTTGGCAATCTGCTGTAAGTACGGCTCCAGGAAAGAGCCAATTTGACCGGTGCTGAAGTCACCATTGGTGATCTGGACCTTGCTGATATCCAGCTCCAAGGGAATCATCTGTGCCTTCACCGGACATAAGTACTTGTCCCTAATGGCATCTTCCATGCTGTACTCAAAGGCAAGGCTATCAAAGTACTGACCTAGATCCTTCCGGTCTCCTCTGTCCGGGGTAGCTGTAACACCCAGCACATTGGCATCCGGAAAATGTTCCAGTACCCTCTGATAGCTATCCGACAGACAATGGTGGGCTTCGTCCACCACGATGTCAGTAAAGTAGTTCCGGGGAAATTGCCGCAGTCGGCTTTCCTGCGCCAATGTCTGGACAGACCCAACAGCAATCTGCTCCTCTCCGTTTAGGCAGGAGCTT